CCCATTTATAGACTAATTTCCCCCTCAGATGAGAATTGTTCGCATCTAGGACGCCAAAAAGAGCACTTTTGGTGCGCAAGTAAGTATGATTCGCGTTTACAATCGTTCAAAACCGCTGAAGGAGTGCAGAGTGTCATCCAGAGGGTTCACGTTGATCGAACTGATGGTTGTTGTGGCCGTGATCGGCATCCTCGCGGCTATCAGCTTGCCGGCATACCGCGACTACATCGCTCGAGCCAGGGTCAGCGAGCTGATCGCTGCGACAGGCCCGTGCCGCGCTGCTGTGTCCGAGGTGTACCAGACTGCCGGCGAGTCGCCTGGGGCTGGAAAGTGGGGATGCGAATCAGCCGCGCGGACAAGCAAGTTTGTCGCCTCGATCGCCACAGATGACATCGGCGCTATCACGGTCACGTCCACAGATTCAACTGATCTGCCATCCGACGCCAGAAACGCCAGCATCGTTCTGACTCCGACCGTCGCGGACGGCACAGAGATCAGCGACTTCGCTACCGCTGACGGCACCGTCGGAGGATTCAAGTGTCGTCCAGGTGGCGCGACGCCTATGCCGCTCGACTATCTTCCACGCACTTGTCAATGACGCCATGACAGAGGTCAAGAAATCTGCTCGTGGCGGCGCTCGTCCAGGCGCAGGACGGAAGCCGAAGGCTGTGGTGCCGCTGCAGATCGTGTCCAAGGAGACGCCGCTGGCCTTTCTGCTGGAGGTGATGAATGACCCCGAGGCCGACCCGGCGCAGTACGTCCACACGCGGACGAAGGACGGAGGCAAGAAGGAGGCGCAGGCGGACGTGGCGAAGAAGGTGGCTGAGAGTGGCAGGTTCCGCCCGGCGGCGGTGCCGATGAAACTCGTGGCGGCGCACAAGTGACTGAGAAGGTGCCGCAGTGACCTGGACGACAGCATGCACCGACTGGGCTGATCGCCTGCGCGCTCGGCAGTCGATCATCCCGCCTCCACTGTTCCAGGCGGAAGCGGAGCGGGCGCTCGAGGTCTTCCGAGGCCTGCAGATCGTTGATGCGCCGGGATCGCCAACCTACGGCGACTGCTGTGAGCAGTGGGTGTTCAATCTCGTGGCGTCGATCTTCGGCGCCTACGATGCCGAGAATGGCCGGCGGTTGATTACCGAATGGTTCCTGCTGGTGCCGAAAAAGAACTCGAAGTCTACGATCGCCGCTGGCATCATGATGACTGCGCTTATCCTGAACTGGCGGCAGTCTGCTGAGTTCTCGATCATCGCGCCGACTGTAGAGATTGCAAACAACTCGTTCTTCCCGGCGCGCGATATGTGCGCCGAGCGGACTGACGAGGAGTTGTCGACGCTGATGCAGGTGCAGTCGCACGTCAAGACGATTACGCATCGCACTAGCGGCGCAACGCTGAAGGTGTTGGCCGCAGATTCCAACACCGTCGGCGGCAAAAAGGGTGTCGGCACCCTGATCGATGAGCTGTGGCTGTTCGGCAAGATGCCAAACGCCGAGAACATGCTGCGCGAGGCTACAGGCGGCCTTGCATCGCGTCCAGAAGGCTTCACGATCTTTCTGTCGACGCAGAGCGACGAGCCGCCGTCAGGCGTGTTTCGGCAGAAGCTGAACTATGCGCGCGACGTGCGAGATGGGAAAGTCGACGATCCGCGCTTCGTCCCGATCCTGTACGAATTCCCTGACGCCATGGTCAAGGCTGGAGATCACTTGCACCAGAAGAACTGGAGCATGGTGAACCCCAACCTGAACAGGTCCGTTGATCCTGAGTTTCTGCACCGCGAGCACAAAAAAGCCGTCAATGACGGCCTCGAGTCGTTGTGCGGATTCATGGCGAAGCACCTGAACATTGAGATTGGCGTCAATCTCAGGTCTGATCGGTGGACTGGCGCAGACTACTGGGATCAGCAGAGCAGGTATGGCATGACGCTAGACGAACTGCTGCGCAATTGCGAAGTGGTGACGATCGGCATTGACGGCGGCGGCCTGGATGACTTGCTTGGCCTGGCTGTGCTTGGCCGCGAGATCGGCACCGGCAATCTGCTAGTCTGGAATCACGCATGGGCGGACGAGAAAGCGCTTGTACGTAGGAAGGCTGAGGCATCACGCTATCGAGATTTCGCTGCCGCCGGCGACATGACGATCGTGAAGGGCCTGCCGGAGGATGTCGCGGCATTGATGGAGATCGTCGACCGCGTGTACCAAAGTGGCCTGCTCGGCGGGATCGGCCTTGATCCTTCGGGTGTGAAGCAAATCCTGCGCGGCCTGGACGAGCTTGGCATTGACGAGAAGTTGCGGTTTGGCGTGAGCCAGGGCTGGCGCCTTGTCGGCGCCATCAAGAGCGCGGAGCGGCAGCTTGCCGATGGCACGCTTTGGCACGCAGGGCAGGCTTTGATGGCATGGGCCGTTGGCAATGCCAAGGTTGTGCCAGCCGGGAGCGCGATCCGAATCGACAAGGGCGTCACCGGCGCAGGGAAGATCGATCCATTGATGGCGACATTCAACGCCATCGAGGTCATGGGGACGAATCCTGTTGGTGTAGGCGGGTTCGCTGGGTTCTACGCAACGCAAGCGGCGGCGGTCGCAGCGCAGGCATGAAACTGACAGACATCATCCGTCGCGCAATAAGCGCCTTGCTGCCGCGCAGCGACCCGTCGCACCGTCGGCTGTGGGTGTCTCCACGGCAGGCTGGCGTGTTGGTGAACGAAGATACCGCGATGACGCTTGCCGAATGGTGGGCGTGCGTGTCCGTGCTGTCGCGGACGGTTGCTGCGCTGCCGTGGGGCGTGTTTGAGCGGACACCGCGCGGCCGAGTGCCAGTGGACAACGCTATTCACTGGTTGCTCAACAACCAGCCGAATACAGAGATGACGGCATTCTCGTTCCGCGAGGCGATGATGGCGCACGTTCTGAACTGGGGCAATGGATACGCCGAGATCCAGCGCGACAAGTCAGGCCGCGTTCAGGCGCTGTGGCTGATCACCCCTGATCGGGTGTCTGTTGAGCGCAGGAAAAACGATGGCGTCATTGTGTACAAGATTACGTCCGATGGCGGCGAACAGCGCGAACTGACTGCGGATCAAGTGTTCCACGTCCACGGTCTCGGGTTTGACGGACTGGTCGGCTATTCAGTAGTGCAGATGGCCGCGCGCTCGATTGGCGCCGGCATTGCACAAGACGTATTCTCGCAGTCGTTTTACGCCAACGGAACTGTGCTCGGCACCGTAGTTGAGATGTCGAGCGGGATGAGCCAACAGCAGATTGCCGACGCGGAGACGTACTTCAACGAAAAGCATCGCGGCCCTGACAACGCTTTTAAGGTGAAGGTGGCCCCGCAGGGGACGAAAGTCCATGCGATGGGTATGCCGCTGAAAGATGCGCAATTCGTCGAATCTCGGCAGATGACCATCACGATGGCAGCGCGCTGGCTAGGCGTGCCGCCACACAAGATCGCGGACCTGACGCGCAGCACGAACAACAACATCGAGCATCAAGGAATCGAATTTGTCACCGACGCGATCCTACCGCAAACGGTGCGTTTCGAGCAGGAAGCGAATGTCAAGTTGTTCAGTGCTCGCGCTCAGGGCCGCGTCTATACGAAGCTAAATCTGAATGCGTTGATGCGAGGCGATTCAAAGTCGCGTGCCGAGTTTTACCGTGTGATGACTCAGATCGGCGCAATGTCTGTCAACGAGGTGCGGGAACTCGAGGACATGAATAGCATCGGACCGGCTGGTGACGTGCATCTTGTGCAGCTCAACCAGACGACATTGGAATATCTGGTTGCCAACCCTGGCGCGAAAGCGCAAGGCTCGCCGGCCGCGTCAACAGATGACGCCGATGACGAAGACATGGACGAGGACGATGAAGCGCAGGAGGTAACAAACGTGATTCGTCGGCAGGCGCTTGAGTGGTATCGAGAGCAAAGGAAACAGGCATGACTGCAATCAAACGATGCGTGATCGATGTTGATCCTGATATTTTGCGTGCCGTGCTTGGCATTCCAGAAGGCGCAATCATCGATGGCATTGGCTACAGCGGACGCCTTGGCGTCATTCAACTGCACGTTTGCGGATACGGGCTTGAGTGCGAGGAAGGTGCTTTGCTGCCGGCTGCCCAGGTGGTGATTCAGCGCCGAAAATTTGACGGCGAGGAATGGCACCAGGCAACCGCGCGCGTACTGCCGCAGCAGAAATGGAGAGATGAAAAATGAACGTGCAATTCAGCGCCAAGGGCAACCATGGCGAAATCTGGTTGTATGACCAGATCGGCCAATCGTTTTTCGGGGACGGCATCAGCGCCAAAGCGTTTCAGCAAGAACTGGCTGCGCTTGGCAAGATCACAAACCTGAAAGTCAGGATCAATTCGCCAGGCGGCGACGTATTCGACGGATTCGCCATTTACAACCAGCTCGTGCAGCATCCGGCCAACATAGAGGTTACTGTGGATGGCCTAGCTGGCTCGATCGCATCGGTGATCGCAATGGCGGCTGCGCCCGGCGCTCTCACGATGGCAAAGAACGCGCTGATGATGATCCACGACCCAAGCGGCATGGCGATCGGCGACGAATCAGAAATGCTGCGCGTCGCCGCGCTACTGCGGACGATCAAAGGCAATTTGGTGCAGACGTATGTCGACCGCACCAATGTAGGCGAGAAAGAGATTACGCAGTGGATGAGCGACGAGACATGGTTCACTGCAAAAACTGCAGTTGAGTATGGCTTCGCCGACACGATTGGCGCAGAATCTGTTGTGACGGCATGTTTTGATCTGAGCAAGTACAAGCATGTGCCGGATGAATTGCGGCGTCGCGCGCAAGATGCGATCTTGCAGCCGAATCTGAACATGCGGCGGCAACGACTGTACGAACAAGGTCAGCGGGTAGCGGCTGTGCTGCGCGCTGCATGAATTCCGGCTCCCGAGCCGGTATCTTCGCCGCAATGCGGCATCACCAAGGAAAGACGAAATGATCTATGCAAAGTCCACGGCTCGGGCGACCGGGCGCATCGATGCGCTGCTTGACGCGATTGGCGACATGGCCGGCATTGCCAGGTTCGCAAACGATGTTGGCGACAGCATCGGCGCTCTGCGTGAGCGCCTTGCGACGCTGAACGAAACCGCGATCGCCATCCAGGCCAAGGCCGACGCCGAAAAGCGCGACCTGAAGGTCGAGGAGCAGAACGAGCTTGATGCCGTCATGGCTGAGTTCGAGCAGGTCGAGCAGTCCATTGCTCGCCGCGAGCGCATGCAGGCTCAGACGGCGCGCCTGGGAGAGCCGCAGCCGCGTGTCGCTACCCCCAACCCGATCGCATCGACGGCGCCTGTGCAGCAGTCTACGCAGGCACCTGCGGCGCAGCGCACCGGCCTTCAGAACACCCGGCTGACCACGCTCGAGGAGCGCCAGCGCTGGGGGTTCCGCGACATGGGCGAGTTTTGCTCGAGCGTGCGGAACGCAATCATCAACCCCGGCAATATGGACGTTCGCCTGCAGGTCCAGAATGCCACGTTGAGCACCTACGGCTCGGAAGGCGTCGGCGCAGACGGCGGCTTTGCGGTGCCGCCGGAATGGCGCGCCGAGATCATGCGCGCCGTCGATGCCGAGGACTCGCTGCTGTCGCGCTGCGACGAGCAGACCGTCAGCGGCAACAACATCACGTTCCCGGTTGACGAGACGACGGCGCACCAGAGCAGCGGCGGCATCCTGGCCTACTGGGATGCGGAGGCCGGCACTCTCACGCAGAGCAAGCCGCAACTTAAGGACATGTCGATCAAGCTGCACCGGCTGACCGCACTTGTGCCGGTTACCGAAGAGCTGCTCGAGGACGCTCCAGCGATGGCCGGCTACGTTGTCAGCAAGGCCGGCGAGAAATTCGCATTCAAGGTCAACGACGCCATCATCAACGGCACTGGCGCCGGGCAACCGCTCGGCATCATGAATTCGCCTTGCAAGGTGCAAGTGTCGAAGATCAGCAGCCAAGTTGCGGCAACCGTGCACGCGAAAAACGTCGTGACGATGATGGCGCGCATGCCTGCTCGCAATTGGGCGAATGCCGTCTGGCTGGTGAACCAAGACGTGATCCCGCAGATCCTGCAGCTCGGCTTCCCGGTGACTGACGGCACCACGACCGTCGCCGGCGCTGGCGCGCTGTACATGGGACCTGGGCAGCTGGCGAACCAGGGCGCATACGGCTCGCTGCTTGGCCGGCCGATCGTGGTGACGGAGGCGTGCCAGACGCTAGGCACGGCTGGCGACATCATCCTCGCCGACCTGTCGCAGTACCTCGTGGTTCGCAAGGGCGCGATGCGCAGCGATACGAGCATCCATTTGTGGTTCGATCAGAACACGACGGCTTTCCGCTTCGTGATGCGCCTCAACGGCCAACCGTGGCTGTCGACGCCGATCGTTCGTAAGAACGGCAGCAACACGCTGTCGCATTTCATCACGCTTGAAGGCCGTTGATCCTTTGAGCAGCATTAGAAAGGAAAGCAAATGACCATTTCTCTGAATGCCGCTCTTGCGGAGCAAACCAAGATCGTGATGGGGTGCGCCCCGGCCACGCTTGCGACCACTGCCGGCGACGGTGATTACGTGTCGATGAAGAATTACCGTCGGTGCACGATCATCGTTCCGGTGCTGAATGCTACGACCGTCACCGGCGGCGTGATTACGCTGCTGCAGGCTACTGACGTAGCGGCAAGCGGCGCCAAGGAATTGGCTCTGACGCGCATGTGGGCCAATACCGATTGCGCGGCAAGCGATACGCTGACGAAGACGGCGGTGACGAGCAACACGTTCACGACCAGCACGACGAACAGCAAGATCCTGCTGTACGTTATCGAGGTGTTGTCGGAGGACCTGGACGTTGCCGGCGGTTTTGATTGCATCCGCATCGATTCCGCTTCGATGGCAAATGCTGTTGGTGCTGCGATCTACATTCTCGATGGCTCTCGCTACGGTGGCACGACGCCGCCGGCCGCGATTACCGACTGAGCGTAGCTCTGTGATGCAATAGGCAGCCGCCGCAAGGCGGTTGCCAGTAACAGACAAGGAATGCACAATGGCAGTCGACATCGAATATCGCCTGAGTGGCGGTTCTGGAAATACCAATCCAGCGGCATCAACCGGCGGCGCTATGTCCAGCACGGAAGTTGTTGGATCAACAATCTGGGATAGCGTGTCAAGCGCAGAAGCAAGTGCCGGAGACGTTGAATATCGCTGCATTTACATCACGAACAACGGCACGACGACCGCAACGACTGCGAAAATCTGGATTCAGGCGAATACGTCGAGCGCCGACACGACGCTTGCAATTGCGCTTGACGGCAACGGCAAGAACGCAACCGCCGAAACTGAAGCCGACGAAAGCACGGCGCCGACAGGTGAATCGTTCACTAGCCCAACTGGCAGTGGAGACGGTCTAAGCCTTGGCGACCTGGCGCAGAATGACTATTACGGCGTGTGGATGAGGCGAACAGTTACGGCTGGAGCCGCTGCAACCGCGTCGGACACGTTCACCCTGCGCGTCGGTTACGACTACGTGCCGTGATGTGCTGATACAATGCGGCCGTGGGCACAAGTGGGGCGCGCTCGGCAGCCGAAGGGCGAGATGCCATGAGGCGCGCGAAGACCTCGACGATCGAGCAGGCGCTGCGCATCTTGTCGCGCGACATCGTGAGTGACGACGGAGTGGCTTCGGCGGCATGCATCGAGGCAGCGAATCGGCTCGCTGAGATGCGAGAACTGCTTGATGAGGCGAAGCGGCGCTGCGGTGAGACGTGGCCATCGCCGTTAGCGCGCGCGGTAAATGGGGTGCTTACATGATGCGCATGGCGCTGATCATCGCCTCTCTGCTGACCGGATGCGCGACGCAGGTTCCGGGCGACCCGTCGCGCATGACAGCGGACCAGCTCTCTGCGCTGGCCCGCGACAAGTCGGCCGTGATCTCGTGCATCACGGTCGCCACGCTCGCAGCCGACACCACGGCCGTCTATGCGCAGGTCGACCTGATCCGCAAAGGGCAGTCGGTCTCGATCGGCGCTGACTGCAGCGTGACGATCGGCGGGGAGGCGGCGCAGTGAGCGGCGAAGGCCCGACGTGCGAGCAGTGCCGGCACTGGGAAGCAAACCAGATGCGCAGTTACAGGATCGACGGCGGCCTCGAGAAGCAGGCGCCGTGCAGGATCGACTATCCGGCGGTGGTCGCATCACCGATGAAGTGGGCCTGGCAGAAGTGCGCACGCTTCGCCCCCGAGCTGCGCCCGTACCCGAAGGAAGCGGCATGACCGGCCATTGCAAGGACTGCAGGCACTGGGCGCGCGCTGGCATGCTTGCGCAACGCGGCACTGGCGGGCGGGTGCTGCGCGCGGCGTGCAGCAACTATCGGAGCCTCCTGTATCGCGGGCAGATGACGCCGAGCAGCCTTGGATGCCCCGAGTTCGAGCCTGCAGCGCTTCACACGCTGCTGCGGCACGAGGCGACCGAGATCGCATACCTGCCGGCCGCGACCGGCGAGACCACAGACTGCGCTGCGAACGTGTCATCGCTGGACTCGATGGCCATCACCGACGGCACGGGAGGCTACGGCGGTCCTGCCGAGGCGCTGCAGCGTAGCGTGTGCGCACTACTGTTGAGGTAACCATGCTGACCGGCGAACTCCTGACGCTGTTCCGGTGCGTGCTGTTCGCGCGCGAGCCCGTGTCAGCCGTTGACATCTGCGGACGCACAGGGCAGCCCATCAACAACATCGAAGACGTGCTGCACGCGATGCTGATGGCTGGCGACGTTGAGATTGCCGAGTCGACCCCGGCCGGACAGCGCTGGCGCACGACGGAGCGCTGGGCCGACGCGGTGCCGTGGCGCGGCACTTCTCGAGCGCACACGCTGCGCGAGTTCGTCAAGGAGGGCTGACATGCGCACGATGATGCTCTGGATCGCAGTCCACCTCGCCGCGCTGGCAGTCGGCGCCTGGGCTGTGCTGAGCAACGAAGCAGCGCTGCTGCTCGCGTGGCCGGCGCTGATGCTGGCGGTGATGTCGATCCCTCCGCATCTGCTCGGCATGAGGTAGCCGCGTGGTCCGCTTCATTGTCGGCAAACGAGTCCGCACAGGCGTCAGCCTGTGGCCGGCGATCGGGCGTGGGTTGCTGCTGACGATCTCCACTTGGAGCGCAGCACTGCAACTCTTTGAGCCGACCTCAGTCGCGGCGCGGGCAGCCGGCAACAGTCCGTTGATGGACATCATGAATGCGATTGCGCTGGGCCTTTGTGCGCTCGGCTGGGCCGATGTGCTGGCGCATGACATCGGCGGCAGGCTGCTCCTGCCAGGGTTGCCGATGCGCATCCGCCATCAAGTGTGCGTGGCTCTGTACTCCGCGCTAGGGCTGGCGTATTGGGTGCGCAGTTTCGTCACCGCCGAGCATAGCGCGTTGACATTGCAGGTCGGGGCCTTCTACCTCGTCGTCGGCTCGTTCGCGCTGGCGGCTGCGTGGGCTATCGCGCAAGAGGATTTCGTGACGAAGGAGCATGGGTGACAGCGCGCCTCGCAACCCGTCGCCGGCTGCGCGTGATCGTAGGCTGTTGGCTGCTCGCGAACTGGTCGGCGGCATGGGCGGCAATCTCTGCAACACGGGAAGCCGCGCCGGACCTACTCGCGCTGCCGTGGGCTCAGGCT